CAGCCATAGTCATATACTGTTGAGTACCGGTTTTTACATACTCTTTCAGACGTTTGTTCTCATCCATCATAGCCATAGCCAGCCGCTCAAGCTCCGCTTTTTCACGGGCAAGTGCTTCTTTGGCACGGCGCTCGTCGTGACGAGCATGGGTGAGTTCATTTAGCCGTTTTTTAACGCCATCTGTATATGTATCCAGTTCTTCATCTGTCGGATCAGAGACTTCCCGCTCCAGAGGCTTACGCCCCCGGTCTTTTTCTGGGGTATCGTCAACAATCTCGATCTCAACATCGTCACTATCTGCCTTAATACTAACTTCAATATCTGAAGCAGTATCTTTGGCTTCTTGATCAAGTTCATCTGGGAACTTGTAGCCGTCAGTCGCCATAGTTACACTCCTTAAATGCGCGTGATTCCACGCGGGTCTTGGACTACTGCATCCACCTGATCATCGTTAATCAAGCGGAACTCCTTGCCATAAATCTTGAATCGGGTACCGGAGTACGTACGAACCAAGATAAAGTCGCCCTCTTTACACCAAGCTCCGTTTGGGAACTTATTGGCGTCTTTGTAGGCATCTGGGCCGACTTTCAAGACGAACAGCACGGTGGTCGCGTGTTCTTCTTGTTTGAGAATGGATGTGGGTTTAACCAAATCCAAATCAGTACCGTCCATTTTTTCAGACACGTCTGGAACGATACACAGTAGTTTCCAACCAGTTGGAAGAGGTAGGCTTGTCGCTTTCTCTTCAGGAGCAGCTTCCTTTGCAGGGGCTTCTTTTGGCTGAATTGTGGGTGGCAGGCTAATGCCCGGAGGCAGAATGATTTCACTCATCTGATTGTTCAACTTTCTCAACAAGATCAATTAAATAGCGCTCTGCAAGGGCCAGACCTTGAATAACCCCGCAGAGTTTTTGATATTCTTCAAAAGAGCGACATTGCCCACCTGCCAAGTCATCGGCATAGTTGTTCATGTCGGTGCGTATCTTCTCGCGCAGTACGCGTGCGAAATCTTGGATCATTTAGTGGCTTTCTCCTTTTGTGGCTGGTTACGGATTTGTGCTGCCGTTTTCAACGCGTCCAGATCACGTTGTTTGGCGGCTTTATACTGATCTGCGGCAACTGTGGCAGTTAACCGCTGTTTCTCCAGTTGTAACCTAGCCAGCTCAGCTGCTGCGTCTTGCTGTAGCTTCTTCTGTGCAATCTGTATGTCTGCCTGCACTTTCATAGCCTTTGTCTGGGCTTCCTGCTGGCGGATAGCCAACTCTTGCTGCTGCATCTGAATAACAGGGTCTTGCTGTTGCTGCTGTGCCTGTTGTTGGGCAACTTGAGCCTGACTCTGCATTAAGACCTGTTGAGCGGCTTGAGCCATCATGGCAGACAGTTGTGTCTCCATCTCTGGCGGCAGTTCCTCGTCTTGAGGCGGCAGCGGCATCCCAAGCTGCTGCTCAATCTTCTGCCTGTAGGCAAACCCAACGTGCTCGGCAATATGCGCCATCATGGCGGCTTGAATCTGCGGTGCACGGGGATTCTGCCCAACCAACTGCATAACTATCGGGTCTTGCATGGCGGACATATGCACCTGAATATGGGACTGATGATCCTGATAGAAGAACGCCTTTAGTGGCTCCCCCTTCAGGCAGTTCATATTCTCAGACACAGGGTCTTTGGGTTTCTGATCCTCTGGCAGCGGCACCAGATCAGCGGCATTCTTGATACCCAAAACGTCCAACATCCCTCTGTGCAGTTTGGGCAAGTTGTAAATGTCGGGTGCCATCTGCGCCATCTGGATCACGGCTTGGTACTGCACAACGCGCTGGCTCATGGTCGCAGCGTTGGGGTCGCTCACCGGGATGATCTCTACATGGCTGTAGTCCGATTTCTTGGCTTTACGGGGCGCATCCACCGGATCGTAGTCATAGTCGTCGTCCGTGTAGTCACGGATCAGACCAGCCAACAGTTTCAACTCCTGCTTGAACGAGAAGTGCAGACGGGCAGAAACAGCCGTCATCACCTTAAGCTGCCGCTCCAACAGGGCCAGCGTTGTGCCAACCGGGGCTTGTGCCGACATGTCCGACACCTGCATATCAGCCGTAGCAGCAAACCGACGGCCTTCTTCCACGATGTTGTTCAACAACTGATACAGCGTACCGCTAGGCTCTTTATATGGCAGGGGCAGGATGTTGTCCCGCAGCGCACCAGAGCCAATATCCACATCCCTGAACTCGCCGGGAGCAATCGGTGTGTCGTCTCCCTTTATACGCAGTCCACGGGACTTCAAGCCACCGGGCAGATTAGACAGCGTACCTGCATCCACCAACTGGCGCATGATGCTGGTAGCACTCTTGGCAAACCCACCGATCAGGTGGAACAGCCCGAACCCGTATGCCCCAAAGCCGGGGATGTACTGGTAATGAACAAAATGCTGCCGTTTCAGGTGCAGCGTATCGTCTTCTTTCCAGTTCCTGCGGATTGCCAAGACATCGTTACTGCCTTTCAGTATCGTCATTACATACGGCAAAGTGATACCTAGCGGCTGGTCGTCATCCCCCATTTCGGTGAACTCGTCCCCGTCAATCACCAAGTCAACGTGGCTCTCGTACAGGGTATAACGGTCATCGTTAAGGTCGCTAAAGCCAGTCTCTTTGTCCTTGGCTTGCTGGATGTCCGTTTTCGACTTATCCGGTTCTGGCAGAGTAATATCGCGGTAGAACCCGGCTTGCTGTAGCTTGATGATCTCGCTCTTGGTTTTGCGCAGAACGTGGGTTACACGGTAGCAGGTGTCCAGATCAGTCGCCCCATACGGCAGGACAATATCTTCTGCCGGGATAAACATACTGACCTGACGACCCAGACTCGGGTCGTAGTACACCTTCTTGAACGCCGAGCCAGTAGCCGGGAGGCTCCACAACATGCGCTCATGCTCAGGCCGAAACTCACGCATTACCTCTGTCAACTCGTAGTTCATATCCGACTGGACACGATCTGCGGCGTCATCTTTCTCCGGGGTTTGCTTGCCAAGAATCTTTGTTTTGACCGGCCCCTGCGCTGGGAATGTCTCGGTAATACTCTCTGACTGGAACCGTACAACCGCTTCTGTGATCATGGGGTGGAACACGCCACACGCGCCATCCCACGGCTCCGTACGCTCTTCGTACTGCAAACCCAGCAACTTCAGCCCCGCCACATAGGCTTTCTCCCACTCTTTACGGGAGCCAAGGTCGTTGTCAATATCTCCTGCCAACTCACTTGCCAGCTTGGTCAACGCGCCTTCATCCAAGTCTTCTGCCAGATTCTTATCAAAGTCAGGCTCCGTAGGCGTAATGGAAATGTCCATGTCACCCGCGTGTATGTTCACCTGCTCAGGGTCAATCACCTCGATCTCAATCGGTTCTTCGTTCTCAGCAGCACCGGCTATACCCTGTGGGTTCTGGTACAGCGCCTTGTCGATATTTGTAGCCATTACTTAGTCCTTAAAGTTGCACGGTTCGTGCTTGCGTTGTATTTAAAAGCATTTGGGCTTTTACCTGTCCGGGTTGCCGCTCTGTCCAGCGCACGTTCTTTGGCGGTCATGGCGTTGCGTTCTTGGCCTTTTGCAGTCAATTTGCCTTGTGTATCCATGTGCCCACGCGCTTGCAAAATGGATCGTACCGCACCTTCAATATCAGCAGGTGGGGTTTTTTGTGTACGCAACTGCTCACGCAACCTGTCCACCAACTGATTTGCACCCATAAATTTCTGCGTAATCATCCGGTGTCCTTAATAATATGCCGCCGCCCTGCGACGGAAAAACCTAGGCTCCTCCGGTTCATCCGAGTCCAATCTTATGAACCCACCCTGCCTGAACCGCATCAGCGCCTGACTTGTCGTATCCACGAAGTCGTCATTATCCCCGTTCGGGAAAGAGGCAACTTCTTCTATTACCTCCCTTGCCCACCGCGTATCAGGGCACCAGACCATCCCGGAGGCAAATAAATCAGCAACCGCGTTCAATCTTACTATTTTGTCGTTCCCCCGGCTAGGGTTTGTTTCCTGAACAGGTATGCCCATATTGCGCAGCTCTTGTATCAGCGGTGCTCCAGCGGCCTTCTTCTCCACGATAAACGCATCAGGTTGCCATTCTTTATAGTGTTTCAACGCTGCCTGCTTTAGATCGGGAAACGCCATCCTGTCCTTGAACGCGTCAAGCAATATAACCTGCGCCTTATCGTTTTCTTCCTCGTTATAGAAAACACCCCAAGTAGTACAGGCACTGTAGTCAGCGCTGGTTTTGGCTTCAAATGCCGTGTCCCAAGACTGAATAACGTACTCGCAATTAGGCGGGGTTTCTGTGGGCCATATGCGCCACGACTTCCTAGATACTATGGCGGCATTATTCGACACCGGATTCTGCATGTACTGCGCGTTCCAGTACTGGGGGTCGATAGACAGTTTCTTTTGTTTCAGCGCCTCAAGAGGCCACTGCTCAGGCCACAGGCTTTTTTCCTGCTCGGTATCTTCGTTCAGGATAGCCGGGAGTTCCACGACTTCCCAAGGCTCCGAATCCGGGTTATTTGTCTGATAGTCCAGCAGCCGCCCTGTCAAGTCCAGCTTACCCCAGCGCGTCATAATGATCAGTATTGCCCCGTTTGGCATCAAGCGCTGCAATGGGCCTGTCTGGAACCAACTCCATGCCGTGTCAAACGCTAGGCGGCTGTTGGCTTTTACGTCCTGCTCCGAGTGCGGATCGTCAATTACAAAAAGGTCGGCACCACGACCAGCAAGAGCACCACCAACACCAGCAGCATAATACTGCCCACCAGCCGAAGTGCTCCATTTACCGGCGGCTTTTTGATCATCAGCAATCTGGGTCTGGGGGAATAGTATTTTGTAGTCATCATCGTCAATCAGATTCCTGACCCTCCGTCCAAAGTCTTCAGATAGCCCAGCTGTGTGGGTGCCCATAATGATTTTTTTGTCCGGGAAATTGCCTAAAAAGAAGGCAGGGAACAGGTAGCTGGAAAACTCAGACTTACCCATCCTAGGCGCAATGTTGATAATTACGCGCTTTTTCTTTCCCTCGATGACATCCTTAAATATCTTTGCCAGCTTGCGGTGGTGCGGCCCAACCTTAAATCCCGGATATACCGTCTTGGCAAACTCGATCATGTCGGTTCGCGCAAAGTTTTTGCGGGTGTTTTCTTCGGCTTTGTCCAATAAATGAAGCGCCTCCACCTTCTCCTCGGCGGTCATCCGGGACAGGTTTCTAAACAGCGCAGCGGCTTGTTCAGGGGTTAGCGGATGGTTGGTCGTCATTTGCCTGTTGTATTATTTCCACATCTATAGGTTCCGCATCCGTTACCTGCATGAACTTAGCCAGCTTTTCTTTCAGCTTCTTGTCTATTTCATCTTCTGTCAGGTCGGTTTTCTTGACCTCGACTTTCTCGGTAAACAGACCAACCTCCGTTACTTTCCCAAGTAACGCAAGCGCTTTTAAACGGATATTGGCGTTTGTGCTTTCACATTCTTCCAGCAGCTTGGCAACGGTATAACCGCGCAACTCTTTTGCTTGCTGTACAAATTCCCAGTCATATGCGGTCAGCATCCCAACAAGGTGCCGTACTGCTGCGGGGGTTTCTATTTTTGCCAGCTTGTGGTGTGTGTTTTCGTCCTGTGTGACGACGGCACTGAAGGCTTGACGTGCGGCTTTCTGATCTAGGTCGGTCATGGCCTTTTTTGTACTAGGCGATCCCAACGATTCAAGAAAGTCAGCAGTGGATGATTGCGCGTCTATAACTTGCGCAGGACTGTGTTTTTCAACAGGCACGACCCCCTCGTCGATGTCAACGATGTCTGGGTCAAAGTTCAACAGGTGATCTAACATTTGCAGATTTAGCGCGGCCCTTGCTTACCGAATGTGTTTAATGTACACTTAGTTTGGCAAATCGGCAAGCAGTTGTCATTTGCTTTCTCCCTTTGGTGTTTGTCAACACCTTTTGACCCCAGCCCGGCGCTGGGGTTTTTTTCGTCTGGGTGTGTCTAACATTAGACACAAGGTTATTTGAAATTTTATAGAAATTTTTGGGGGTGGTTGCTTAAAGCTATGTACCAGATGGTACAAAAGTACTGGGAGCGGGTGAGAAACAGTGTTCATGTCAGGGCCGGGTTGATTGAGCCACAGGGGGTGGTGGGGGTACGGTGGG